TCCACCGTAATGGTCGAACCGCGCTTCGCGTAGACGCCGTCGTTGTTGAAACCCCTGATGGTTTTTACGCTGACTTCTGGCATGGTCTGTCGCGCCCCGTTGCCGAGGCGCGCTCCGGTGATGATTACGGGGCGTCGAATTCGCCGTGTACGAACGACTCTTCGCGATACACCGCCAGCGCCAGGCGCTCTTCGGCGCGGATGGTGACCATGTTGGTGCGGAAGTTGTCGCCGTCTTCGGTGGAGACCTCAACAGCCGCTTCCTCGCGGTCGAACACCTGGGCGGCGATATTCATAGCGCCAACCAGGAACTCGCCTTCTGGCACGGCGTTGCTGTCCACCACCGGCAGTTTCCACAGGCGCTGCACGCCGCCTTCTTGCACGTTGACCCAGATGTAGGAGCCGTTGGCGTCCTTGGTCAGCTCGATGTCGGCCCAGTCGACCGGGTTCAGAGCGATGGCCGAAGCGCGGTACTCTGCGACGCGAACCTGCAGGATCGCGCGGCGCAGAGTGTCGATCTTGGTGTCGCCGGTTTTGCGCAAGGCCTCGTTGAAGGCGGTGGCCTGGGGGATAAGGCCCAGCAGGTTCTGACCGGTACCGTCGCCAGCCAGGATCTGCTCCTCCTCCTTGTACTTCAGGTCGTAGATGGCGCGACCGTTGATGTAGCTCTGCAGGAGCGGAATATCCGACAGCACCTGCTTGGAGGCCTTGAACCAATGGGCGATTGTACGCACCGGGGTAGTCTTGAGCTCGAAGCTCAGGTCCGACTGGGCCTTCATGGCGCCCTCGCCGGCCTGGGCAGCAGCCATGTTCTGGAAGCCGCTCTCGCGCACATACTCGATGGCGTTGGACGAGGTGCGGCCCGGCATGATCAGGTCACGAATAGTGAACTGTCGCTCGGGCTCAGTGATGATACCCGGCAGGCGGGTCGGTTGGATGGCAACGCCAACACCGCCGGTCCCGGTGGTGGCACTGGTGATGTTGGTGACCGCCTTGCGACCGATGCGCGCGATACCACGGCCCCGGGTTTGCAGGGCCTTGAATTCTTCGGTTTCGGACAGCTCCTCACCAACCGACTTCACGTCGACCGGATCGTTTGCCGCGAAGCGGCGTGCCATCTTCTGCTCGATCTCCTGCAGGCGATCCTGCAAGCCCAGGCCGTCCTTCACCAGGCCGTCGAGAACGGTCTTGGTTTCCTCAAGGATGGTGCCGTGCTCTTTGATCTCGGCGGCCGCCTTGCTGGCGAAGGCCTTGATCTCCTGATCGCGCTCGTCGAGCAGGTCGTTGACTGCCTTTAGCTGCAGCTTGTCGTCAGCGTGCTCCTTGCGCTGGAACTGGCGGTGTTCGGAGCGAGCCTGGTTGCTCATGGCGTTATGCATGATGAATCCTCAAAACGATGGGAGGGAAAGTGTCGGGCGCGACTTCAACGCCTCGACGATTTCGATTGCTGCCAGGTCGCCCTCGGACTCGCTCCGGAGCAGGTGCTGCAGCCCGCGGTTGGCAATCACCGTGGACTGAGATTTCGAGAAGCCTGCCTCACGCAGGAGCAACTCAAATTCGGGCATCGAAGGCAGGCCTCCATGGGCCAGCTTCGACTTGATGGTGTCGGTGCGCGCCTCGTCGTTGGCGGGCACGGTGACGATCGATATCTCGATCAGGTCGAGTTTCGTCAGGGTTCGAATGCCGGTCTTCTGGTCGAAGCTCGACTCTCGGACGTAGTAGCCGATAGACAGACCAGTGATCGATCTCGTCTGCATGCCTCGGAAGGCGATACGGGCGTACGGCGCGTCTGGAAGCCACAGCTGACCATCGCCAAACAAGCCGTGATCGTCTTCCTTCAGGCTTTCAATGTCCCAACTGCCAATTGGCTCTCGGGTCATGTGCTGCCACAGCACAGGGAAGGTGCGGCCCTTAGCCTTGGTATCCTCGATCGATTCGAGAAAGGCACCCGGCGCAACGACCTCCTTGTAGCTGTCGACAACGCCGAACACTGAGCCGTAGCCAGAAAAAAGGCCGTCGTCGCCGACAGCCTTCACGTCATAGTCGAAAGAACGGTACTTGACCGCCGCCAGTCGATCCTTGTGTCTCATTGGGTGTTACCTCTTGGCTGGTCATTGAGCCAGTCGAGCAGCGCCGACTTGGCCTGGTTGGCACCGCCGGGGTCTTCACCCAGCTTGTCGATCGGCAGCATGTTGGATTGCACAGTGAGCTTCGCGGCGTTCCCGCCCTGCGGAGGCAGGTTCTCTTTGCGGCGGCAGTCGTCCCGCGTGTAGATCCCGTTCTGCGTCATCGAGCTGTAGAAGGCCGCCCGCGCTGCGCTGTCCATACGAAGCAGCCCTTCCGGGTTGAATTTCACGTAGAAGCGGCGACGCTCATCGGGGCGCAGCAGGCGCCGGTTGGTGCACATCTCGATGCGTTTGATCCAGGGCAGCAGGGTGAAGGACAGGAAGCCGATCATCTGCTGTTCCATACCTGTGCCCCAGCTGGTGGAGTTCTGCGTGTGCCCGACCATCCAGGGCGGGACGCGGAACCATCGGCAAATCTCCTCGACGTTAAACGCCCTGGTCTGCAGCATCTGGGCATCCTCAGGCGTCATGGATACCTGCTGGTACTTCATGCCCGCCTCGAGAACCATCGTCTTGCCGTGGTTCGTCGCGCCTGAGAACTGCTTGATCATGTCCTCGCGGATATCCTTCCGCTGTTCCGGCTTGAGGATCTGGTCCGTGGACAGGACGCCGCCCAGCTTCATGCCGTTGGCGAACATCTTGGCCGCCGACTCATCAGCCGCCATGGCCGAGCCCAGCACCTGTCGCCCGTAGGCCAGAGGCGACAGGCCGCAAAGCGGGTCAACGCCGAAGGCTCGCACGTGCACCATCTGATCCTCGGTCAACGTGTGAGGCTTGCCGAAGTTGTCGGTGTAGCGGTACTCGATCGAGCCATCGGCCAAGCGCCGCGGTGGCGACATGTTCTGCGGTAATAGAAATTCCAGGCTGGTCAGCGTGCGGCCGCTCTGGTGAGGCTCGCAGAAGGCGTTCCCCTGCAGCAACAAGCTGGCCAGGACGTTCTCCCAGAATTCCACCGGGGTTTGATCGGCGTTCGGCTGCTGGCTGATGACGAAGTTGACCGGGTGGGAGCTGGCCACCACCGGCGCGCCGTTTTTGTCCTCATACAGAGCGATCGGCAGCGTTGCAATGGTCTCGGCGATCAAGCGCACGCAAGCCCACACCGTCGAGAGCTGCAGCGCCGTCTGTTGACTGACCACCTTTCCCGACGCTGAATCGGTGCCGTAGTACGTGTTCCAGAACGCGGAGTCGGTGAGGCCAATCTTGCGGCCAGCCCATCCAGCCAGGCTCGAAGCCACTCCCGGCTCGGCCGACTTCACCAAGGCCTGGCCGAGGATCTGCGTGAGTGATTTAGCCACCGATCAACCCCTTGCGAATGAAGCCCGCTGCGACCAGTAGCGAACCGGCAGCGGCCAGCAGCGCGTAACCCAGGCCGGCCAGCACATATACGCCAGCAACGCCCAGCAGCAAGCCGCCGGCGGCAAGCACCAGAAAGATAATCAGGCCAGTTTTCATAGGTTGTCCCATTAGCCAACCACGATAGGGTTGGCGAAGAAGTTGTCGAAGCCGCCAGAGCCTTCGGCAGCCAGGCGCAGAACCGATCCAACAGCCATGATCAGTGCCACGGCGCCGTCGATCTTATTGTCTTCGCCCTGCTTGATTGGTCGCACCACGTCATCGTTACCCGGCAGGTTCTTGCCGATCACGTTGCCGATACACCAGGTCATGATCGGATTGCCGTCGTGGTGGAAGCGGCCCGCCTCAATTGCTGCCTCCAACTCCTTCATGCCGTCGGACATGTTGGTGTAGTTCTGGGTGATAGTGATCGGGTTGAAGCCCTCGTCGTCCAGGTCATGGCTCAGACCAGTGGCTCCGTGCGGGTCGATCGGGCTCTCCCTGATCGGTGCCAGCTTGTTGGCGTCCTTGGTGTCCTCGAGGATTTCGCGGTAATCGACCTCGGCACCGGGCGTGGCGATCAGATGGCCAGTGTTGACCCATGCTTGGAAGCGCTCGGACATTCGCTTGTTGTCTACGTCGTTGGCCGTGTCTTCCGGCACCCAGAACGCAGGCCCGACGCTGTAGTAGTGGATTTTCCCATCGACCTCACGCCAGAACAGCCTGGCCCTGGAGTTCATGTCCAGCTTCCGCGCCAGGTCGAAGCCGGCAACCCATTCCTGGCCCTCAAACTGTTCAAGCGTGAGCGTCTTGTCCTCGCAGGCTTTCCAGCTCTCCATGTTGAAGAAGCCGGACTTGGCGCTCACCCACAGGTTCAAGTGCTTGGTCTTGAACGTGTTGGTGAAGCGCGCCGAGCGAATCGCCCGGGCCAACTGGCTCTCCAGGTACTCCTGGAACACGGACACTCCCATGCAGGGGTTGGCCTTGGCCAGGTTCTTCGGGTCGGTCCAGTCGTCGCCGTCGTCGAGCGTCCAGATGTAGCCGAACAGCTCGTCGTCGGGGACGGTGCCGTTGAGCATCTCGATGACCTGGCGCCGCTTGTCGTAGCACGGACCCTCAATATTCGCGCCGGCTGTGGTGATGATGAACATCAACGGCTGACGGCGTGCGCCCATGCCGGTGAGCATCGTGTCGTACTGGGCCGCGCTATCGTGCTCATGGTATTCGTCGATGATCGCGCAGGATGGCGATGCACCATCACCGGGGTTGCCGATCAACGGCTCGAAGCGGCTGCCGTTGGACGGGATGTTCAGGTTCGAGGCGTTGACCTCGATGCCTGCTGCCTCGATCAGCATCGGGGAGCGACTGACCATCAACCTTGCAGGACGGAACACCTCCCACGCCTGTTTCTCGGTGGTCGCACCGGAGTAGACTTCGGCGCCGAACTCGTTGTCGGCAGTGAACATGCTGATGCCGACGCCGGCAGCAATCACCGATTTGCCGTTCTTGCGCGGCACTTCCCAGTAGCTCTCACGGAAGCGCCGGTACCCGCCCTTCTTCCGGACCCAGCCGAAGGTGCAGGCCAGGCCGAAGAGCTGCCAAGGCTCCAGGGTGATCAGCTGTCGCTTGAACGCCCATTCGCCCTTGGTGTGAGGCAGCAGCTGCATGAGGCGCAGCTTTTTCTCAGCCTTGGCCGGGTCAAACTTGTACGGGTAATCCTTCGATCGGCTCGCCGCTACGTCATCGAAGTGCCTCTCTATCGCCTGGTGGATGAAGCGGCAGGCGGGAAACTTTCCCTTCAGGACGGACTTCGCCCACGCCATCGCCTTGTCGACGTTGGTGTACTTGGCTCTGGCCATCAGGAACTCAGTAGGGCTGCGAACTCGTTGGTGGATTTCTGCTTGTTGCCGCCGATGATCCGCGTGCGGCTGGCCGGGTCCAGGCCCAGCATCGAACCGAAGGTGACCATCTGGCGCATCGCTTCGTTAGCTGCAGTGAGCGCCGGATTTTTCACCGGCCCGCCAGTGGCTCCTGCCACCACGATGCCGTGGGCGATAACCGATTCTTGTGCCCTTCGCCAGTTGCCGTAAGCAGAGCAGAACGCCTCGACGTTGTGCATGTCGGTCAGGGCAAGAACCTTTGCCCGGAGCAGTTCCGGAACCAGCATTTCCCATACCCGGGTGGCGTGTTCGCACAGCCATTCGGGCGCGTCGACGTTGGTCACGAGGGCGAAATCTGGTTCGTCCTTGTTCAGCTTGCGCTTGCCGGGATTGCCGGCCAACGCCTTCTGGGCCGTGGGTTTTGGGCGACGGCCGGAGCGCCCGGCAACCCCTGGCATCGGCGCCTCCACTAAACTTTATATTTCGCGGGTGTAAAAAAACGACTGGGGGCGCGGTGTCCGAGCGAAAGGGCCTGAACATTTGACCCTCCCTCTCCCCATAAACGAGATTTCTTATCATTTGCGCCATTTTCGATCATTTTTTGACCGTTTTCGACTCCCTCTGTGTCTTGGCCTTGTGGCAGTCGCGGTTGATCGCGCGAAGGTTGTCGTCATCATCGATGCCGCCGTGGGCAAGGGCCACTATGTGGTCAACCTCATCCGCTTCACGGATGCGACCAAGATGGGTGCAGTCATCACACCGACAGAGGTACTGATCTCGCTTCAGGATTCGGTCACGCTTGCGGCGCCATGGGCGACCGCCACGACCGGAGCCTTTGCGGGTAGCCCAGGCCTTAGCCTGCTCAGCAGCTAGGTCGGCATGCCCATCACAGTATCCATTGGCATTACGGTGCAGAGATCGGCAACCCTGAGCTCGGCATGGGCGCTGCGGCCTCAGCGGCATCGTGTGCCATCCAGGTAGGTATCTGGCTCGGCATCAGGGTCAGCATCGTCGCCGTCAGCCAGCGCCTCGATCAGCGCCAAGCTCTGCGTGGCGAGCTGCTCGAGCAGTGCGGTCTGCTTCTGCTGCTCGGCCAGCACGTCGCTGAAGCTAGGTTGCAGCTGAGCTGTGATGCCCGCTTCAAGCACAATCAGCTCACAGTTCAGTCGATCCGCCGTTCCCGCCAGGTGCTGAGTCAGTCGCTCCCGCACCTCGGATTTGATCGGGAAATGAACGTTGATCACCAGAAGGTCGCCCTTCTTCGGGCTCAGCTTCTGGATTTGCTCGAAATAGGCTTGCTGCTCGCTCATACGCCACCTTTGTCCATTTGTTGATCCATTCGCGCCGGGCGGCGCATCCACTACAGTCCATTAGGGTATGACTCGATTCAGCGCTTCGTCTGCCTTGTCTGCCGCCTGGGTCGCAGTGGTGGCAGCCTTCGATGCCTTGCTTGCGGCGCTCTCGGCTTTGCTAGTCAGATCATCCAAACGCTTGTCTCGCTCAGCCATGGCCGCGTCGTAGGCCTTCCGGATCTCATCGACCTGGTGCGCCTGGGTACTGGCCATCGCCCAATAGGCTGATTGCCACCCCAGCACCGCACCGCCTGCGATGAGCAGCGTAGCGATGACCCATACCTCCGCTCGCCGCCACCAGCGTCGAGCGATGAATTCCAATGCACATCTGTCCATCAGGTTGTACCTCCCAGCTGCGAACGAAGCCTGGCGATCTCTGCGCTCTGGCTCGTCACCTTCTCAGTGAGCTGAGACACCTGACCTGTGAGGGCTTCGATCTTCCCCTCCATCCGGCCAACAGCAGCAGCGAGTTCGTTCCGCTCCTTGGCAAACTGATCCGCCCGCGCTTCAGCCTCTTTGCGCGCCTCACGCTCGATGTCGAGCAGCTCATTCAGGCGGCGCACAACTCCGATATCCGCTGTGTCCATCGCCCTGTCTGCCGCGTCCCGGGATAGCCACTTTCGCAGCCAGAGGAAGCCGCCCAGCAGCACAGTGCCCGAGCCGGTCAGCCAGGTGGCTGTGCCTGGGCCGAGGTCGGTCGGATCCATCAGTTACTCCATGAGAAGTGATACGCGCGAGACAATGGTGGCTGTGTGATATCGTTAAAAATCTACTAATCATTGCCCTGGGGAAAATATGTCAACCAATTATGCTGTGGAACCTGACCACGAACCTATCAGTCTCGATGACCCTATAATTCCCACATTCCTAAAGCATATGGGTACGTCGCAACAAATAATAAAGGTTCTAAAAAGTGAGAAGGTTTTACCAGTAGGCTATTGCTACTGGAATGTTGAAGCCATGATTAGCCGCTTCGGTGGGTCTGCTGTTTACGGATGGGACATATCAGTTTGGGCAGGAAGCCACATCTCTGGGATGCACCACGCTATCTGGAAATCTCCTAGCGGTGACTTTTTTGACGTCACCGATAGTTACCCCACTGCAAAGATAAAGACGCATACGAGCTTTTTGCCTGACGACTCGATCAAGATCGATCCGTCATGTTCTCCTGGAATCCCAAACATCTATTTTGCCTCGCCAGACCCCGCAACACAGGATTTCATCAATAGCTGCAGGAATCTCCATACGCTTCAGCAGCAAAACTCCAAGATTCTGTACGACTGCGGATATCGATGCGAGCATCATTTTGCTATTGCTAACGAGCAGCCACTACCTGCATTGCCATACCTAAAAATACCAGAGGCAGAATCTCGCAAACTAGGACAACTTGAAGAAGCAATCTCCAAACAAAAACTCAAAGTTGGATCTGCAATAATAAATCTAAGGTCTGCACTGATTTCACAGAGCTGACCCAAATGAAAATTTGGGTCCTTTACGACGGAAATTAAATTGGATCGCAAAAAACCCCGGCACAATGTCCGGGGTTTGCCTGTGTCGCGTTGCTTGCAAGCTGGACACGCTGCTATGAAAACAGGTGTTTATCCGCGCGGAAAGCTTTTTATGCGGCCTCACGCACCTGCTCAAGAGCACAATCGATCCATGCCACTCCAGTGTTGATCAGTTCGCGTGCCTTGGCCTCACCCATCTTGTGCTCGCGGGCGATCCGCAGCGCTGGCCACTTAGCACCGAAGTACAGCCACACGAAGCCGCCCATCTGCGGGT